AGCAGCGATTGCATTGAGTAACTTGGACGGTATTGGATTTAAACGTGGTGTTCCAATTTCAGAATTTAGTACAGATTCTGGTATGACTGACAACGCTGTTGATACAGTACCAACAGAAAACGCAACTAGACTTTACATTGAAAGACGTCTTGGTACCACACACGGTGGTGCTCCAGTAACATCAGCAAACTTAATTCCACCAATCAGTGGCGGCTTTATGGCGCTAGACGGTTCACTGGCTATGAAAGGCCCAATTGACCAAGGTGGATTTAAACTGATCAATGTTGGTGATCCAACACAGCCACAAGACGTAGTTAACTTAAGAAACTTAACATTTAGTAACTTACAAGAATTTACACTAACTAATCTTGAAGCAAATGATATACTTGTATTCACAGGTAATAACAACGATGCTATTAATGCATCTGTTGTAGGTGATATTGCTTTAGGTATTGATTCAACTGCAAATACAATTGACGCACAGATTCAACCAGGCGTAATTGATAACGCTGATATTAATGCTTCAGCAGCAATTGTACAAAGTAAATTAAACATGTCAGATGCTCAAGTACGTGCAAATCCAACAGGAATTACACAAGCCAATAAAGGTATTGCAGCATTTGATAATACGTTCTTTACTATTACAGACGGTTGGGTAACTATTACAGATAGTACAATTACTAAAGCAAAACTAGAAAACGTTGCTGGTAAGAGTGTATTAGGTAATAATTTACTAAGTGCTAGTACTCCAGTAGACATTTTGTTTACAACTGTTGTTGATCAAGGTGGTTCTATTAAGAAATCACAATTTAGTTCAACTGGATTCTTAAGAAGAATTAGTAGTTCAAGTAACACCGCTGATGGTGACTACAGCATTATTGAAGCAACTGCAAACGCAAGTGCAAGTCAACTTGTTCAAAGAGATGGTAATGCAGATGCTAGTGCAAGAATTTGGAACGCTACAAGTTCATTTACTGTTAACGGTAATACAGCAGTAGGTTACGGTACATCAGGATCTGCAAGTTACGTAAGATTGTTTACAGGTTCAAGCGGTAGTGGTGGTTTATATTTACAGAACGGTTCACTTGCAACAGACAAGAGAAACTTTTATGATAATGACTATCACCAGTTTAGAACGCAGAGCGGTGTTTCACTTGCACCAGTTGAAGCATCATCAATTATTACAACATCATTAACAACTGGTGGTAATACTACGTCAGGTACAGTAACAGGACGTTGGACATTAACAGGAACAACTCCAAGTGAATCAAGGTTTGAAGCAACATATGCAGCTGACCTTGCAGAATACTACGAAGGTGACAAGGAATACGAAGTCGGAACAGTGTTAGTATTTGGTGGTGACAAGGAGGTCACAACTTCTAATAAGAGGGGTGATCCAAAAGTAGCAGGTGTTGTTTCGGATAGAGCAGCATATGTTATGTACGCAGGATGCCCTGGATTAAAAAATCTTGTTGCACTACAAGGTAGAGTACCTTGTAAGGTAGTTGGCAAGATTGAAAAGGGTGATTTAATTGTGTGTGCAGGCATACATGGTGTTGGTACAGTAGCAGATGGTGATGTACGAGCAGGTACAATTATTGGTAAAGCAATTGAAGCATATGATAGTGATCATATAGGCACAATTGAAGTAGCGGTAGGGAGAAACTAATGGCATATAATTCAAACATACAGCCTGGTAATCCACCACTTTTATGGGATAAGTTTAAAAGTGCATTAGATGATATTAATGCAAACTTCGTAACTATCGGTGCAACACTTGCAGGCGGCGAGCAAAAAACAATTACTAATGCTACCCAAGCAAGTCCTGTTGTAGTTACAACTTCAACAGCACACGGACTTACTGACGGACAACGTGTAACTATTACAGATGTAGTAGGTATGACACAACTAAATGGTAATACTTACTATGCAGATGTACTAACAAGTAATACTTTTGCCCTTTACACAGATGCAGGAATTAGTTCGGCAGTTAATGGTACAGGCTTTACTGCATATGATTCAATTGGTAAAACACAAGGACTAAATGAATTTAGTACACTTAACTTAGAAGCACTTACAACTTCTGTTAAGCCGGCAGACGATGCACAAAAAGTTTTAGGTGATGCCACACATAAATGGAAAGAAGTACACATTGCTGAAACACTGGCATCAGCAGGTAACGAAGATAACGGATTATACTTAGGTACAGCACACGTTAAAGGTGAAAGTGGTAAAGTTGATTTACCTTTTGGTTCAACCATTGGCGGTGACTTAATTATTGATCCAGAGAAAAGATATTTTAGATACATTAACTTAGATGACGGTGATATTGTTGAAGCTGATCACACAAACGATACTTTATCATTTTATGGTGGTACTGGTGTACAACTAGTAGCAGGAAGTGATGCGGACAGTATTACATTTATTAACGATGGTGTAACACAAGCAATTGCAAGTACAGGTATTACGGTTAGTTCAGCAACAGGCAATGTAACAATTACTAACACAGGTGTTACATCTGCACAAAACACAACTAACATTCCAGGTAGAGCAACAGGAAGAACAGCAGGAGAAGGTATCACTGTTAGTTCAACAACTGGTGCTGTGCAGTTTACTAACACAGGTGTGCTAGAAGTACAACAAGGTTTTGGTATTACAGTTTCGACAGATCCTGCAACAGGTATTGCAACTGTTACAAACTCTGCTCCAGCAGTTCCAACATTCCAACAAATTGCTGTTGACGGACAAACAAGTATTGCAGCAGATAGTACTGCTGATATTTTAAGATTTGAAAACGGTTATGGTATCAATATTACACTTGATTCGCCTAACGATAAAATTACTGTTGCACTTGATCAAAAAATTGATATAACAGGTTCAGTATTTGCAGATGACAGCACAATATTAGTAGACGGTGTGCTTGGAAGAATTGTTGCTCCAGTATTTGCAGATACAAACGGCACACACTACGGTGGAGTACAAGGAACAGTTACAGGAAACTTAGTTGGTCCAAGTGCAGGTGTACATACTGGAGAAGTAAAAGGTTCGGTTGTTGCTGACGATAGCACATTATTAGTTGACGGAGTCGATGGCAAGATTGTTGGTAACGTTGATTCAGGAAGTGTATTGGTAGGAGCGTTAGCACCAAATACTATTTCAGTTGATGTTGGTGCTGATGGTAACAGATTTGAAAATGCTTGGTTCACTGGTAATATTGCTACAGACTCATTAACTGCAAATCTAATTACTGGAAATTTAAAAGGCACTGTAGTTGGTGACGACAGTACAATACTTGTTGATGGTGTTAGTAGTACAATACCAGCAGCAGTGCTAAATGGTACTGCAACTATTGATATTAGAGGTTCAGTATTTGGTGATGATTCTTCCGTGGTAATTGATGGTGCAACAGGCACAGTTACAGGTAAGATTGCACCAAACAGTGCTGCTCCAAGTTCAGAAACAGAAGCAGCAGAAGTTGGCGAAATCAGAGTTGATGACAATTATGTTTATGTCCGAAAGAGTACGGGCTGGGGCAAAATTGCAATTGGCAGTTGGGTATAGGAGCGGATAGATGGCAAAACTTACAGTAAACATTGGAACATCCGCAAACGATAGAACAGGCGATACTCTACGTGGAGCGTTTGAAAAAATTAATTCTAACTTTACAGAATTATATGTTGGCCCACCGCAACTAACACAGACTCAAGTAGATGCACTTACACCAGTGTTAGGTATGATGATTTATAATACAACAACAGGAAAGTTTCAAGGATACGCTGCTGATGCAAATGGTGACAGTACAGCAGGCTGGGCGGATCTACATTAGGAGTGACAAATGACGATACAATTAATAAACATAGGTAATATTGTAAACGATGGATTAGGTGATGATCTGCGAACAGCATTCCAGAAAGTTAATACAAACTTTTCAACACTTGAAACAGAATTAACAATTACTGCAACCAATACAGGTGCTAACGGTGTTAGTGTGTTTAAAGATAAAGTTGGTGCAAACCTAAACTTTAGAAAACTAGTAGCTGGTACTAAAATTCAACTTGACGAAGGCCCAGAAGCTATCATCGTTGCTAGTACAGCACCAGATGCATTTACAAGAATCGATACAGATAGTGGTAGTATGTTAGCTAATACACACCAACAAATTACTATGGAAGGTACTAGTGCGCCACAATCAGAAAACGGATTCAAAGATATCGAAGTTACCGCTGTAGGCAGCACTATTAAATTTAAAACTATTGTACCGGTAACTGAATACTTAACAACATACGACTTTGGACCTGTTGGAGCTTCAGGGTTTGAAAATGCCATACAATTAGCACTGCAAGGATCTAATATTGATTTTGGTACACTAACGTATGATTCAGGAATCAATTTAGATGTTGGCGGTTTATAAGGAGCAAATTCTAAATGGCAATTACTTGGATAACGCCAGCAGGAGACCTAGGTACTTTCGAAGAAAGAATCACAGTCAACATTCCAATAGAAGCGTCTACTGATACTTCTAATACAATATCATATTCTATAATTGCTGGTGCACTTCCTGTAGGTTGTGTTTTATCTAATGGTGTAATTAAAGGCGCACCTGGAGAAGTTACAAAGCACACAGTCAAGAAATTTGTTATTAGAGCTGATGACAGCACTGGCGGCTGTATGGATAGAACATTTAGTATGGCCATAACTGGGTCAGACTTTCCAGAATGGATTACTGAAAGAGGTTATTTAAATGTTGGGCAAGGAGAAGCATACTTTGCACTTGACGATTCCAAGATAGACTTTCAATTACAAGCAACTGATAAAGATCTTACAGCAGGGGAAACACTGAGCTACTATATGGTGCCTAACGGAGGACTTTTACCTCCAGGGTTATCTTTATCCCAAACAGGAAAGATCAGTGGGTTTACGGAGCCTGTGCAGGCTGTAGAGTACAATTCAACTAACACTGGAGCATACGACACACATTCTTTTGATACTGTTCCACTTGATATTGCAAAAAATACATCAACTGGTTTTGATACATATTTTTATGACACACAAAGATTTGACTACGCAGAAGGAAGTCAAATACCTAGAAAGTTAAGCAGAGAATACACATTTAGTATTGCGGTTACCGACGGCATTAATGCTATACATAGAACATTTAAAATTTATGTTGTTACTGAAGAATTTTTAAAAGCAGACAACACATTATTACAAGTTGATACAAATTTATTCCAAGCAGATAACAGCGGAGATAGACAGCCACTATGGATTACAGATCCTTACTTAGGTAGATATAGAGCAAATAACTTTGTAACTATTCCACTAGATGTTTACGATCCACCTACATTATCAGGTACAATAACTTATTTCTTGGTTGCAAATAATCCAGACGGTACTCCAAGTACTATACCACCTGGTCTTACTCTTGACACTGTAACAGGTGACCTTTCTGGTAAAGTTCCGTATCAAGCAGCAGTAACTAAAAACTACCAGTTCACTATGAGAGCTGTAAACTTTCCTGCAAATCTAGCAACAATTAATTACACACTTGTAGGTAGTTGGAGTAGTACTAGAATTTATAATGTCAACGAAGCAATTGTTTATGATGGAATTATTTACATTGCTATCGTACAAAACCAAAACAGATTACCTACTGATACAGACTATTGGGTTCCAGGTGTTTCAACTGTTGAAAGAACATTTAACGTAGACATCATTGGTGAGATTGAGAGTTCAATTGAATGGGTTACACCTTCTGATAGAGGAACAATTAAGCCTAACGAGCCAAGTAACTTGTATGTTGAAGCAAAAAGTTTATTGTATGGTGGTAGAATTTTATACACATTAGAAAGCGGAAAGTTACCTGCAGGCTTAGAATTTTTACCTACAGGACTTATTCAAGGTAAAGTAAAACAATTTGAAGATGAAAAAGGTTTAGGCCTAACTAGATTTTATGAGCAGGATAGTGCTGGAGAAGATTCATCGACTAGATCTAGAGACTTTAGCTTAACATTTGATCAAGAACGAACATCCTTTGATAAAGAGTTTAAATTTACAATTAAAGCACAAGACGGTGCAAACTTTGCCGAAGCCACAAGAGAATTTAAAATTAAAGTAGTTGCTGATAATCAAAAAGTGTTCTCAAACATATATGTTAGAGCATTACAATCAAAAGAGAAAAGATTATCATGGTTTAACTTTATTACTGACTCTACTGTTTTTAAACCAGATGAAATTTATCGTTATGGTGATAAGAACTATGGGGTACAAAGTGAATTAACAGCATTACTATTTGCTGGTATTGAAAGTAAAACAGCACAACTGTTTGTTTCTGCAATGGGCAGGAATCATTACAACAAACGATTTACGTTTGGTAATGTTAAAAAAGCAGTAGCAAAAGATCCAACTACACAATCATCTTTATATGAAGTTATCTATGTTGATCTAATTGACGATCTTGAAAAGAATGGTAAAAGTATATCGCAAGTAGTAGAACTACCTGATAATATTAACAGCAAAATTATTGTTAGTTATGACAGTATTAGCATTGATAGTGATGTTCCTCTAGTAAGTGATTCAGATCATCAAAGAATTTTTCCTAATTCAGTAAATAACATGAGAAAGAGAATACAAACTGTTGGGGAAAGAGACAGAGGGTTTTTACCTCTATGGATGAGAAGTATCCAAGAAACAAGCACTTATGAGCTTGGATTTACCAAAGCACTTGTATTGTGCTATACAAAACCAGGGAAAGCCGACAGTATTATAGCAAGAATCAAGCAAAAAGCGTTTGATTTCAAGTCTATTAACTTTGTTGCAGATCGCTATATCATAGATATAGTTGACGGGCAAATTGAGGATAAATACTTTGTATTCCCGCAACGTGGAGAAAAGAAACCGTGAGTAATATAAATTATTTGAGCATAAACGAAAACTTTCCTGTAGCAGGTGCCGATAACGACACCCAAACATTCAGGGACAATTTCGATACTATTAAAACAAGTTTAAGCACAGCCAAGACTGAAATTACTAGTCT